AAAGGTGGAATTATTGCAGCGATCGCGCCTTTTGCGTAGTCGCGTGGGTCGGTTGCTCCTGTGGTGTAAACGGCGATAAGTGCGCCGACAAGTGAACGTGCATAACTGGCAAGCATTGCTTTGTCTTTAGCCTTCATCGTCTTTGTCCTTTGCTTTGTTCTTTAATCCGTTGGATGCCAGTAATCCTATAAGACCCCCACTCAAGGTCATGAGCATTGGGTTTAGCACCGAGAACGCCTCAGCGTCATTTGGGGCCTGTTCTAAAGGCTGTACGACAAATAGCAATCCGTACAAAAGTGTAAAGATTGACCCCACAAACGCGCAGGTAAGACCAATTCCGACTATCAAAATTAGTCGAGCCTTAATTTCGTCATTTGTATATTTAGCCACAGCGACCACCGCCAACCTGAATGTCTGATGTCATTGTCACAGCTGAGTTGTCTGGTCGAATACAGTTCACCCGTTCACGATCAGAACAGCCAGCGCAACCCCAAAGTACGACTGCAATAAGCGCGCCATAGCCAATTAGGTAACGCCATTTCATTACGGTTCAGGTGTTGCCAATGTCTTGAATGTCAAATTGGCGAATCAAAGTTGCACTACCGAAATCACTCACTTGAGTATTAGCTGTCTGAGCTTTAATTTGCATCTTAAATGTCGCTGAACCTGACGCTGACGAAGTGTAAATAAAACTTAAGAAAAACGGTGAAGCACCAGTAGCACTTAGAACTACGGATTCAAGACTCCATTCAGCAATACTTGATGCACCGCGCAAAAGCTGAAAAGAAACTCCTTGCAAACCACCGCCTGTATATGGGTTTACTCTTGTCGTGATTTTGTAGCGCCTACCACTAATTTCTGTAATGGTAAGCGTTTGACCTGTGTCTTGATATGTGGTGTGTGGTGCTGAAGTATCGAATGCGGTTGTCAGATTTTGGACACCCATACAACCAAACGGAAATGAGTTTTGTTGTGCCGCCGTTAAAACGCTTCCAGCGGTAAAAGTGGTATTTGGTGTTGCCATAATGCTCCTATCCTAAAACATTAAATTGGTCAAGTGTGCCATACGTGGCGTTGTCCAAGATCAGCTCATAAACGATGACGGTTGGGGAAGTTGAGTAAAGCACACGGTGGCCTGTTGAGTAGTCCAGGTAATGCTCGATGCCTTCCACGCTTAGGTCTTGTGCCAACTGGGTTGTGCCAGCACCGCTTTGGAACGTCTTTTCTATTGCGATCGTGTCACCAATTTCGACGGTGGCCAGCGTGTCCTTTTGGGCGTCGGTCAACATCAGGAACTTGGTTTCCACAGATGTGAACCGTGGCTCTGGTATTGGGTTGAGCAGGTAACTGGCAGCGGTATCTATGGCGGTTTGCTCGTGGAGCAAGCTGTTAAGAATGCTGCTTGTCTGAATAAAGTATTCCGCTATAGAACCTGCGTTAGTCGCGGTTGCTGTTTTGCCGTCCAAGCCCGTGACCACAGACCTGTTGATTACCTCGTTGGCCTCAAACGAAATGCCAAGACCGTCGTACTTAATTTGAGTTCCATCGTCATGGAAGTCGGCTACAGACGGGCTAAGGGTTGTTCCGATGCGTTCCTGAAATGTGAGCGTGCCATCTCTTGACATAAAGACACGCCCAAATTCTGCTGTCTCATTGATTTGGGTTATGTATTGCAGCACGTTTGTTCCTGCCGGCACGGTGTAGTTGCTGTCGTGACCAAGGTTGACTGTGCCTGTTGCGATGTTGCGTTGTAGCGCAGGAAAATCAACTTCTGGTAAATCGAGCACGGTTTCTATGCGTTCGCCTGATGTTTCGGCGGTGACGTTTAGTTCGTTCATGTAGGTTTGTGCCAGTAGGTAGAACTGGTCAGCGCAATACACGGTCACGCTGTCTAAACCGCCCAACGCAAAGTTGTAGTCAAAATTGACGACGAAACCAGAAAAGATGTATTCAGGTGTGTCTGTTTGGTCGTAGCGGATGAGCTGCACTTTACGCATAGGTGCAAGACCTGGCTTAGATTGCGGTGTGTCGTAATACGGGCTTTGGTCATCAAATGGGTTAAAAATTCCGTCTACGTCTTGAATGGTAAATGTCATTGTGCCTGCGCTGAACTGATCGCCAACATCTCGGCGACCGCGCCTAACATTTACTTGCGTGCAGTCAGCCATGACGTCGGCGTATTCGGTGTTGCCGTCAAGCACAAAAAACGTGTTGTCAAGGACACCAGATGTCACGTTGTCAAGCGTGAACGAGTTGACAATGAACCCTGTTTCTATTTGCAGGTCATAGTTACCTGAATCAACAACCGCAACGCCTGGCATTAGGCAATGTTCAGAGCCAGCGGCCCTGCACTCCGTGAGTAGGCGCGCAAAGCGTTAACAACAGATTCACCTATTTCGGCGCTAGTCGAGAGTCCGCCAGTCACGTTGATGGTCACTCCCCCGCCATTGCTCATGCGGTCTAACGGGATTACGGCTTCTGGGCCTGCTTCACCAATGAGCGCCAAAGTTGGGCCTGTCACAATTCCACCTTCGGCAAAGCGTGGAATGCCCATACGTCCTGCAGCTGGACGAGGGGCTTCTGTGCCACCCAATTTAGGTACCGAGATTGTTGGTGCTTTTGGAATGTCTGGTAGCAACGGGATGGCGTTATAGGCGCTGATAATTGCGTTTACCGCGCCGAGTGCGGCATTGACCATTCCAGCAAAGAAGCCAATTACGGTGTTGACGATTGCGTTGATGCCGTCACGGAACCACTCAAACTTGTTGTAGGCAGCGACTAGAGCGACGACTAGCAAAGCGACTCCTGCAGCAATCAGGCTGAATGGGTTGAGTGCCATAGCAATGTTGGTGACCACGATGGCGGCGGCGACCGCGCCGATTGCGCCAGCGATTGCTAAGAATGCTTTGGGGTTGTCTTGCGCCCATGCAGCGAACTTGTTGAGCACAGGTAGCACGGCTTCAAGGACTGGTAGCAATGCTGCACCGATTGACTCTTTGGTTTCGCCAATTGAGTTCTTAAAAATCTTCATTTTGCCTGCAGCGGTTTCAGCACTCTTAGCAGTAGCACCGCCAAATGTCCCACCGAGCACGTCCATGACTTCGTTTAGGCTTGCCCCTTCTTTAATCATGGTTGACATCTCTGGGCTTAAAGATCGCAGCGCCTTAAAGTTGCCCTGGTATGCCTTAGCCAATGCGTCGGCAACGCTTGCAGAATCCATGCCGGTGGCCGTGCTGATGTCCATGACAAGGTTCATGTCGTTCATGGCAATGCCAACATCTTTGGTACCGCGCACAAGCGCTTCTAAAGCCTTCCGATAGTCCGTGTCAGCAACGCCAGACGCTCGACTCATCGCGCTAATCTGCTTCTCTACTTGCGCGGTCTGTGCGGCGCCAGCGCCAGTCACATTTTGCAAAGTAAGCGCTAACGCCGACTGCTCAGCCTGATCTTCCATTGCGGCTTTGGTTGCGTCACCGAGTGCAATAGCCAAACCAGTTAGCGCGGCAGCTGCAGGAACAGCTGCTTTCTTAATTGCAAATTGTGCTTTTTCGCTTGTCGTTTCTAACTGTTTAAACTGGGCAATAGCCTTTTTAATGCCTTTGCCATCAAACTCGGAAACGATAGGTAATACGACAGCCATTATTGCAATTCCCTAGACGTTGCGTCCATCACGCGCTTGACCAATTGTGTCATGCGTTCGTTGACGTCTTCCTTGTTGCGTTGCCATGACTTCCACATTACTCGCGATGGTTGACCGAACTTGATGTCTAGTTGTTTGCCCATTCTGCCTGTAGATAGGAAATCAAATAGCGCAGCATCTGGGTTTTCCCAGCGAACGACAAAGGTAGCCAAGTTGACGTTTTGCCCTGCGTATTCTTTAACCTTTTTTGTGTTTATTTTTGCTACGATTTTTTGATCAAATTGTCCCCAAGGCAATAATTCGGCACCAGACCTAACTGTCCATTTTCGCTTCCAACCGCTTAAAGGTTCTTTTAACGGAATTGCCTGGTAAGCGTCATCAACAACGCCTTGCGTTAGACGTTTGTAGTCTTTGGTGATTTCGCGTCGCAAACTTTTGTCAATGCGGTTCAGCGTTTTTAACGCGTCCTTGATGCCGGCAACCTCAATGTTTGCTTCGACTGCCATGACTACCTTCTTTTCTTGTTTGCCTCGTTAAGCACTTTAATGACCGTTGCCAAGTCCCGTGAGTCAAACACAATGTCGCTGGGCCACCAACCGACCGCGACCAATACTTCTGCTAATTGGCGGCGGTAGGTGCCGCGTCCGTAGGGTTTGGATCTGTCTCGTCCAGTACCGGCATAATGTCGATGTCAGGGTTTTTGCTTAGCCATTCGCGCCAGTTCTCACCAACTTGTTCGCCTTTAATCTTGAGAATTGTGTGCATCCAACAGGCGTAATCCGAGTACAACGGGTTTGCGGAGAGCTGTTGAATGTTGCGACGTTCAAGCCGTTCCCATTCCGTAACCACAAATAAGTTTGTGTAGTAAAACTCGGGCGCGCTGTCAGGGGTGCGCTTTAACTGCAACTTGATCTTCATGTGTCTCCTATGTCGGCTTGGAGCCGTTAATTATGCGGTTGTATCTACGCTGTACACGCCACCC